AGACTTATATTAAACAAAATTTTTTTTCTACAAAATTTATATAGATACCACTCATTCGTGACTCTTACTATGGCTTTTATCTTACTAGCCGCAATTTCTTTTTTAAACTTTATACGTTTTTTTTAATTAAACTTAATACGATTTTTAAAAGACTTTAATTTTTAGAATAGATAAAAAAAAAGAGTCGAGAATTTTTTAAACTCTCGACTCTAATTTCTTAACGATTAATTATTTTAATTCGTTAATTTTTTTCTCGAAGTAATTAATATTTTCTAAAATATCTTTATTAGAAATATTATTTTCTTTTATATATTTTTTATTAGAATTAATTAAATCTAAATAAAGAGATTTTTTTTCTTTATCTAAATAAGAATTAATATCTAATAATAGATTTACTTTTTTAAAACGATTATTTTTAGTAGTATCGTATTCGATATCTATTTTTCTATAATCGTTATTAAACGCGTTCTCTAAATTAGTAGAGAATTTAGCTTTATCGTAAATATTAAAAGACTTACTATTTTCTCTTTTAGTATTTACTAATCTAAATAAAACTCTCGCTTTAGAGAATTCTCTTAGACTTAAAGATACTTTATTTTCTAAAGTCTCTTTTTTTATCGTATCGTTTTTATTTTTCATCGTCTTTTCTTCTTTCTAACTCTTAAACTCTAAAAGATATATTTAGATATAAATTTAAGAGTTATTAAAAATATATAAAAATAAAAAATAAAAGTAAAGAATTAATTTCTGAAAGTTCTCGTTTCGTTCTCTTTTTTTTCGTTCTACTTTCGTTCTCGTTTCGTTCTAAATAGAATAAATTAAGAGAATAAGTAAAATAGATAATAAAAAAAATATATAATCTTTTAAATAAAATAGCATCTAAAATTTCTTTAATTAGTTAATAATTATTATTTATATTTATTAATCGTCAACTAGATACGTTAAAATTTAATTTTTATTATTTTATCTACTATGCGGGATAAATTAAAAAAGCTCTATAAAAAAAAGGAAAATGAACTGTAATTTTTTTTTATTATATCTTGATCCCTAGTGATCCCTACTGTGCACCGCGGATCAATGTCAATGACAATCACGTCAATGTCAATGGCCCTAGCGTCAAGGCCTGCGGCTGTATGTTGCTGCGTCAAGGCGGGAGGCGGCAGGTTGTTGCTTAATTTATCTCGTGCTCTTGTTTGATTTGGTCTAGATACTTAGACAGGTCATCATCGGACATAGCGTCAAGGGTTGAGTGTTGTACTTCTTTTTTCTCAATCAAAAACCCTAGCAACTGAGACTTCAACCTTATCGCATTAACTGCTGCTGTGTATTGTTTCTTTTCTCTAGCCTCACGGTACAAAGTGTCAAGCTTTTCAACTTCTTTTGACACAGACTCACTGGTCAAGCGCCTAGTATCAGCACGCAATCTATCAATATACTGGATGATTTTATCTTTCTTTAAGTTGCGGGCAGCTTGTACGTGAGCTGATGTTTCAGAATATCCTGCGTCAATAGCCGCTTGTTTCTTACCTTTTCCTTGCGCTATACCCTCACAGAACTTTTTTTCCATTGAGGATAAAGTAGCTTCGTTAGTCTGATGGATTTGGTCTAAAGTTATCGTCATATTTATCTCAATATAACGATTAATTTATGAATGTAAATTACTTAAATCTTAGCGATGATGTCTTTATCTTCGAAGTAGTGATCGTGAAATTGTTCACCATTGTTAAGAGTTATTAAATAATAGCTGCCTAAAGCACTATCGCTTTCTAACTCAAACACACCTACTTTTTTATTCTTATAAAGAACATTTCCACCCTCGACTTTATATCCAGTTTTATCTACCTCTACACCGTAGTAATCTTTAAATATTAACATTTATCCTCTCTTTCTAAAGTATAATAAAAATCCCTAGATATTTTAAAATAACTAAAGACATTACAACTATAAATATTTCTAACATTTTTCTAACTTTCTTATTAATTAAATATTATAAAAATAATAACCTAGTTATACAACTTTATTCTTTCTCATTCTTTCAACGTCTTTTTTAGTAAGTCCATAATACTTAATAGGATCTACTAAAAATCTACCAGTTTCGTCAGTATAAGGGTCTGTTATTAAAGTTCCATTCCAACAAAAAGCTAATTTACCCGCATAATCCCATCTACATGGTTGCATCTTACTAGTTATGTCAGACTGTTTATATTTCTTAGGCATAAACCTCCTTTTCAAAAGCATATATCTCAGCATCGTTTTCGTAACCCTTATCTCTTTCTTGAATAAGTCTAGTTATATATTTTTCTTGTAACCAAAAAGATAAAAAATTAGGTCTATTCTCGTCCCATAAAGAGACACGATAGTAAATTTTGTCATCTATATCAATACCTATTATATCTGCTTTTTCTTCAGTATCTGATAATTTAACGCCTACTACTTGATGTAATTTATATTTTGGTATCATAGATATCTCCTTACTTGTGCGTCTACACGTTTTATACTTTTCTTTTCTTCCTCAATACGAGTTCTCAATATTCTATCTATTAAATTTTTAGCATTCTGTGTTTTATCTACTAAACAACAAGAACCAACTAAAAATTTATCATCAAAATAAATTTGAAAACCGTCATCAGTTAATTTAATCGTATGTCCTCTATAAGTATTATCTGGCATTTGTTTTCTCCGCATTTATAAACGATTTGTGCAACTCTTTTTGTCTTTCTTCTAATTTACTTAATTTATATTTACTATAAAAATATAAATTTAAACCAATAAAGATAAACAAAAAGCCTAATATAATTAACTCAACCATATCTATCTCCTTTTTTACTTTCTTTTAAATCTTAAAATAAAGATATAAAAAAGAAATACCAGAATATACAAAAAATTCTAATAAAGTTATCTCTGCCATAATTAGTCTCCATCAAATCCATGTAGATATGGATTATTATTATCACTAACTTCTTTTCTAACTTTATTAATCTTATCATCAAATTTACTCTCTTGAAAAGCCCTATTATGCCGCTTACAAAAAGACTTGATTTGATAAGTTAATTGATCATAAGTGCTTGTCTTACCAATCATCGTAGCAAGCTCAATAAAGTGTTTTCTACTTAATGTTGCCATTATAAGCCTCCACTATTTTTTCGCAAGTATATTTAGGCATAAAGTTATCAGACATTGGCGGATGAACTATTTTATTATAAAACCTAGGTGCTTTCTCAAACTCAATAGGTGTAAACATAACGTCAAAACCCCAATAAGTTTCTAAATACCAATCTTGAGGGTTTTTATGCATACTATAACTACTAGGATGACTTCCTAAAGAATAACTAACACCCCAATCATATGGTCCTGCCTCCCAATTAACACATATTACTTTATCGCTATAATCACCACCATGTTGTTCTCGAGCAGTTACCATATTAGTTTCCCAATTAGGGTCCTGCGCAGAAGCACGGCAATGTTTATCTATTGCTTTCTTAAAAAGTTTAGCTGCCTCTAACATATCTATTTTTTTAGTAAAGTCAGGTAGCCAACTTGCTTTTAGTCTTTCCATTGTTTTTCCTTTCTATTTATATTCTATATGATGTTTTTTTAAGCCTTCATAAGATAATATTTCAGACACAAAATCATCCATACGAATTTCATCAAATAAATCAGCATCAGCTGAATGTTGAGAAGGTCTACTTTTAACTATTTTTTCGTCTACCCAATCACATACAAAATCGTTAAATCTATCGGTATTTTCATAAATAAAAGCACCAATAACTTTTGCACGAATTTTATCTATATCAACTTTTTTAAAATGTTTTTCTTTACATTTTTCATATCTTTTAAAAAAAGCATCACAGAACTTTTTATTCTTACTTTCTTTTACCATAATAAAAATATATTATTTAAGATAGTTATTACAATATACAAGAATATTTTTTTCATTCATCTTGTAAACAGTAGTACTAGCATTAAAGTCTTTTTTCCATTTCTCATATTCTTCAGAAGACATTTCTTTCTTGTATCTTTCATTCCAAGCAGAAGCAACTCTAGCACTAACTTTATTTTCTTTAAACATTATATTATCTCCCACTTTACTGAACAATCAAAGTTATCGTAAGGCATAAAACCATCTGTATTTCCATCTTTCTCAATGGAAAATTTTATCGCCTCTTTAATTTCTTTCTTAGCATTTTTTTGATCACGTAGAAATTTATAACCACTATGTGTAATTAAAACAGTTTGATTTGCAACATTGATTCTAAATTTTTCTTGTATTCTAGTCATATTATTCCTTTCTAATGGCAGAGTACCCTAATCTCTGCCCCTTTCTTTAGTTATTACCACATATGTAATAACAAGGATTAGTTAGATTACTTCTTCATGAAC